TTGGAAAGATGAAGAATAAATACAATTGAATAGAAAAAAACCGCTGCATGTTGGGAAAAGCGGTTTTTTTCTGCATCTTTGACAATGGAGGTCTATATAATGCCTATAAACAATTTAATTATATCATCATTAAATCTGTTATCAAGTGTATTAAATATGATCATTTATGAAATACTAAAACCATGAAAAATCTACTTTTCCCTTTTCTAGCGTTGATATTTCTAACAGTAAGTGCAGTACCTGCAGCTGCTGAACATTGTACCGTTAAACATGGTGATTCAATGTGGAAAATTGCAGAACGTTACAACATTCATTTCAAGCATATTCTTGATATGAATAAGCATTATAAAGATGCTGATCTGATCCATCCTGATGATAAAATAGAAATACCTGATTCACATGCAGGTACATCATCAGAAACGCCTAAAACAGCTGATTTAACGCCTTCTGAAGCTTCTGGTGATAAATCATCCATACAGGCTGAAGAAGTGCTTAAAATCGTTAATTTAAGGCGTACTGAAGCAGGTTTAAAGCCATTGAAGCTTTCAGAGAAATTAACAAGTGTTGCAAATATGAAAGCTGCAGATATGGCTGATAAAAATTACTTCAGTCATACATCACCAACATATGGTTCACCTTTTGATATGCTACATACTTTTGGTGTATCATATTCTTCAGCAGGTGAAAACATTGCTGCAGGTCAAACATCTGCAGAACAGGTTATGAATGATTGGATGAATTCATCTGGACACCGTGCAAACATCTTAAACGCTAATTACACTGAATTAGGTGTTGGTTATGTTAAAGGTGGTTCATACGGTACTGAATGGGTGCAATTATTTATCAAGCCATAAAGCATTCTGATCATCAGATCAGGATGCTTTTTTGCGTTTCATACGTGGGTATTCATTTAATTGACTTTTCAATATAACATTTTAATATGAAATAAAATCTGAAAGAAGGTGGATGAAATGAACAGGGAATATTGGTTAACGTGGTTGAAAGCTGCATCAGTACGTGCAGTTAAAACCATTGCACAAACAGCATTAGGTATGTTTACCGTTGGTATGGCTGCTGATGAAATCAGATGGGAATATGTACTTTCAGTATCACTGGTTGCAGGTGTATATTCTATTATTACTTCAATTGCAGGTTTACCTGAAGTAGAAATGGATGGTAAATGTAATGACAATGAATGATTCAGTATCTGTTGCACTGATCATTTCAATTGTTTCACTAGCATGTACTTTAATATCAACTTTTGGTGGATCACGTAAACGGCAAAAAGAAGAAATTGAAGCTGAAATTGAAAGGCGTGCTACTATGAAAGAAGAGTTTGTGAAAGTGAATTTTAAGTTAGATGAATTTTGCAGAAGACTTGAAGAAAACATAAAACGTTATGATACTACAGAAGATCGTTTAGATGATCATGAAAAGCGGATTAACGTTTTAGAAACAAAGGTGAATTAACTGGTGCGTGGTAGACCTAACAAATATGAACAAAATGTAAAACCAAGATTTAATGAAATTCTTGAATGGTTACAAGTTGGTGCAACTGAAAAAGAAATTGCTGAAAATCTTGGTGTAAATCATAAAGTTTTCTGCAAATACAAAAAAGATTATCCTGAATTAAATGAACTTGTTAAAACAGGCAGAAAGAAACCAGTACAAGCCATTAAAGCAGCATTATTTAAACGTGCTACAGGCTTTCAATATCAGGAAATCAGGGAAATTACATCTGAAAAGAATGGATACACAAAAGAAGTGATCACTAAAACTGCTTTACCTGATCCAACATCTGCAATGATGTTACTTAGACATTGGGATAAAGAAAATGAATGGACTAATGATCCTGCTATTTATGAATTAAAGAAGCAGGAATTAGAATTAAAGAAAAAACATTTAGAAAGTGAGGTATGGTGAATGAACAAAATTGAAAATGAAGAAATTCTTGCAGTATCAGATGATGAACGTTTAGAGAAAGAAGAAGGTATGGATCATGACGATGAAAGCAAATGATTTTGTTAAGATTGCAAAGGCAATTGCTACACAGTACAAAACACTGTACGTAATGGGTGGATGGGGTGCACCACTTACACCTGCAAACAAAAGAAGATACATTAACGGATATGCATATAATAAGCAGTCATGGCGTGCAGAAATGATCAATGCAGCTACTTCAAAAACATTTGCATTTGATTGTGTATGTCTGATTAAGGGTATCTTATGGGGTTGGTATGGTAACGCTAATGCAACAAATGGTGGTGCTGTATACGCTTCAAATGGTGTACCTGATATCAATGCTGATCAGATGATTTTGCGTTGTCCTAATGCTACTACCAATTTTAAAAACATTGAAGTTGGTGAAGTTGTCTGGAAGTCAGGTCATATTGGTATTTACATTGGTGATGGTTTAGCAGTTGAATGTACACCTGCATGGAACAATGATGTACAGATCACAGCGGTACTTAATATTGGTGCTAAAAACGGCTATAACGGCAGGTATTGGACTAAGCACGGTAAAATACCGTGGGTAGAGTATAACAAGCCTGTAAAGCCTTCAGAAAGCGGAAATACAGCGGATAATACACTTGATCAGTATACAGATGAACAGTTAGCAGATAGAGTGATTAAAGGTTATTATGGTAACGGACAAGCACGCAAAAATGCACTTGGTAAACGGTATGCAAAGGTACAAGCAATTGTTGATGCAAGATATGCTAAACCTGTTTATTACACAGTACGTAAAGGTGATACGCTTTCTGCAATTGCTGCAAAATACAATACAACATGGCAAATGCTGAAAGCATTGAATGGTATCAAGAATGCTAATCTGATTTATGTTGGTCAAAAGATCAGGGTTAAATAAAGAGGTGATCACATATGGCTTATGGGTTTAACAATGATAAATCAAAAGCAGATGTTTATACAGAAGCTGAAGTAAATGAATTACTTACTGGTAAAGCAAATGCATCACATACACATGATGATAGGTATTTTACAGAATCTGAAGTAACTAATAAACTGAATTTAAAAGCTAATTTAGCTTCACCAACATTCACAGGTACACCTAAAGCTACTACTGCTTCACAGGGTGATGGTTCAACAAGAATTGCTACAACTGCTTATGTTGATACAGGACTTTCAGGAAAAGCTAATAGTTCACATACACATGATAATAGGTATTATACTGAATCTGAAATAGATACAAAGTTAAACGGTAAAGCAAATGCATCACATACACATGATGATAGGTATTTTACAGAATCTGAAGTAACTAATAAATTGAATTTAAAAGCTGATAAATCTGATTTATATTACAGTGCAGGTGATGTAATAAGTATGTCAAATCATTATCCTATGATTGGATATATAACAGACGGTAAAGAAAATATATATATAACATTACCTGTACGAAAAAGTTTAGCTAATATATCAAGTAATAATTTATCATTAACTAAAATGATTGGTGCAATTATAGGTGATCAAGGTTATGTAACTGTACATGGTGGTTCAGCTACAGGACATAGTACCAATTGGACAAATTTATTAGTTACTTCACCTTCAGTTGATAAAATTGATAACTATCATATTGGTATTATCATACATGATGATGATGGATTTGATAATATAACTAATAACAGACCATTGGTGTATGTACCTACAAGTGGTGGTATAAACATTACAACCAATTAACATACAGCGTGCTATATGCACGCTTCTTTAATAGGATGAATAAGGTGAATAAAATGGATAGACAACAGTTTTATAAATCTGATGCATGGGAAAAATTCAGGCAAATTGTAATTGCTGAAAGAACTGATGAAGATGGTTTTGTACATTGTGCGGTATGTGGGCAGCCTATTTTAAAGAAATATGATCTGATTGTGCATCATAAGATTGAACTGGATGATCTGAATTGTAATGATTCATCAGTTGCATTAAATTCATTAAATGTTGAATGTGTGCACTTCAAATGTCATAACAAGATACATCAGCGTTTTGGATATCATACAAGCAGTGCAGGTTATAAACCTGTACAGAAGAAGGTATATATAGTATACGGATCACCCTGTAGTGGTAAGACCACGTGGGTACATACCAATGCAAATGAATCAGATTTGATTGTTGATCTTGATAACATATGGCAAATGATCAGTATCAATGAAAGATATGTTAAACCTAATCAATTAAGATCAGTTGTATTTGATTTAAGAGATAAAATTTATGATTTAATTAAGTTTAGATCAGGAAAATGGACAAATGCATACATCATCACGGGTGGTGCATTGAAGGGTGATAGGGAACGGTTAATGAAAAGGGTGGGTGCTGATACCTGCATCTTCATTGATACAGATAAACCAACATGCATTGAACGGATTCAATCAAAAGGTTTAACTGATGAACAGAAGGTTGAATGGCTGAAGTATATTGAAGATTGGTTTGATAGATATCAAAGTGATTGATTTTAAAATGATTGGTGATTGAAAAAAATGTTTCACATGTTTCACGGATCATGAACCGCTTTTAATATCCCCCCCTACCTGAATTTTCTGAATACTATAGGGGAT